CCACCAAGGCGATTCGCGAGCTTCAGGGGTGGTCGCAGGCGGCGCGCACCGGCGTGGGCCTGTTCGATGGCATCGCAGACCGCAGCACGGCGAAGACCGCCGCAAACCGTCTTGCCAAGGCGCTGATGGCCGATATGGACGAGACGGCGTCGGGCGCGGACGGCACGGTGGGCGAAGCCCTGCGCCGCGCTAACGATCTTTGGCGGAAGTATTCCAGCGAGATCGACAGCGTCGAGGCTTCCGCCCTTGGCCGCATTGTGGGCGACGACGTCGTGGGCGAGTTGTCGGGAACGGCTCAGAACACCGTTTCGCCTGAGCGTGTTTTGAAGGTTCTCGACGGCTTGACGGCTACGGAACTGAAGACCGTCAAGGACTACTTGCTGCGCGAAAACCCGCAGATGTGGCAACAGTTCCAGCGCACTACGCTAGAGCGTGCGATGGATTCCGCACGCGCCTCTGCCCCGAGCATGGGCGACCGGGCGCTGCCGATCAATCCGGGGGCTTTCGTGCGCGAGCTTGAGGGCAGCAGCGGCAAGGCTGCGGTGGCTCAGCAGGAGCGTTTGCGCGTCATCTTCGACGGATCGGCGCGTGACCAGCTTGAAGCCCTTATGTCTGCCGGTCGTCGCATGGCGGACACGACGGGCTACAACTTCAGCGGGACGGGCGCATACAACGAGGCGTCGGGCGTGCTGTCGAACATCGCCAATCTTGGCCGAAGCGCGGCGTCACAGCTTGGCGGCTTGACCGGCCTTCAGGCGGTGGCGCGGGCTTCGCAGCCTGGCGCGGCTCGCGTTCCGCTGCGGATGCTGGAAGCCCCGGAAATTGCTACTGCGGCTGTTCTTACGCCTGTCGGCGCTCTTTCTGCCGAGGGAATGCGGTAGGCGATGAACGTCCCCGGTGGTGACGCGGAACTTACTCGCGCCCTTGCCGAGTACCAGCGTCAGCGAGCGGGCCAGTCGAGATAACGGATTCACCCGGAAGGACTTTCCTCAGCATGATTCGCTGAAGGCGGGGCGGCATTTTTCGGACAAGGGATTCTGCGCCGATGAATGCGGCCCCATATAGGGACGCGATAGCGACGCCCATAACGCAGCCAATCGCCACCATTTCCCAGCCCTTCCCGCTGGCCGCGCCAAGTGCGCCGCCAAGGGGAAGCCCGCCGCCGAAGGCATAGACAAGGATTCGTTTACCAGTGCCCATTTACGCCTACCATTGCCCCGTTTGCGGGGCTGATGCTGACGAGTTCCGCAAAGTCGATGACCGCGACAATGCGCCCATGTGCTGTGACGCCCCCATGAAGCGGGAAATCACGGCCCCAATGGTATCAGTCCCGCCCAGCTTTGCGTACAGGTGCGAAATGTCCGGGGAGGTCGTCACGACCTACCGGAAGCGCAAAGAACTGATGGAAAAACACGGGGTTGTGGACGCCCGCGAGTTCAGCGAGACAATCAAGAAAAAGCAGGCCGAGCGCGCTGCCGAAAAGGCGGAGGCGAAGGCGTATTACGACAGTCTCCCCGAGTCGGTGAAGAAGGCCGCCGAGGCCGCACCAAACCCCGCGTGAGGGCTTCACGCACTATGGAAGCAGCAAGATGACCGGCGAACCGGAAACGTCACTGCGCGATGACCTGTAGGCGGCTATTGAAGCCCCCAGCACGGACGCGCCCCCCTCTGCCTAGGCTGACACCCCGCCTATCCCAGCAGACCTCCCGCCCCTTGAAGCCCCGAGCGTTTGGGGCAAGCCGTACAAGGAAGCGTTCAGCAAGATCGCCAGCAACCCGGAATACCGGAGTGTGGCTGAGTCGTGGCATGGGCTCTGGAAAGAACAGCAGGGCTACGTAACGAAGAAAGAGCAGGAGTACGCCGACTATCGGAAGCGGTTTGATCCGATTGGCGAACTCGTTAGCCCTTATGAGGGCTACTGGAAAATGCAGGGGATGGACACCCGGCAGGGCTTGGGCCAGTTGCTCGCTTACGCCGAGAACTTGGCAAAGAACCCACAGGAAATGATCCCCCAGCTTGCGAGGCTGTACGGCGTTGACCTTGGCGCGTTGGTCGCTGAGCAGCCGTATGTAGACCCGCAAGTTGCCACCTTGCAGCAGCAGTTGCAGCATTTGCAGCAGCAGCAGCAGATGAGCTTGCAGCAGTAGCAGCAGGCTCAGTACAACCGTCTCATCGATGAAATCCGCTCATTCGAGACGGCGGCAGACGAGCAGGGGAATCCCAAGGCTCCGCATTTCAACCGCGTTTTCGACCGCATGATTGGCTTGGCCCGTGGTGGCTTGGTCAATTCCATCCAAGAGGCCTACGAAATGGCCGTTTCCTTGGACAAGGACTTGCAATCGGAACTCGCGGAGGAAGCGCGGAAACAGGAAGCCCTTGCACGCGCCGCTGAAGCGAAAAAGGCTGCGGAGGCCAGCAGGACGGTCAAAAGCAAGGCGACGACCGCGGGCGCACCGCCCGCCAAGTCGCTACGTGATGACATCGCGGCTTCAATCCGCGAAATGACCTAACGGAATCGCAGCAATGACTATCAATATCGGCCTTTTGGCCTCGACCACGCTTCGCAAGCGTAGCAAGACGCTCGCGGACAACATCACCAACCACAACGCCGTCCTGATGCGGATGGACGAAAAGGGCTAGATCAAGGAAGCCGCCAGCGGTGGCCGCGTCCTGACCGAGCCGGTTCTGTACGGCAACAACTCGTCGGTTCAGTTTTACGACGGTTACGAGACGTTCACCCCGCCGACCACGGACAACGCCGTTGATGCGGCTGAGTACCCGTGGCGCCAGCTTGGCGGCTTTGTCGCTTTCTCGGGCCTTGAAAAGATTCAGAACCGCGGCCCCGAGCAGGCGATTGACCTCCTTGAGGCCCGTATCAAGAAGCTGGAAGCGAACCTAAAAAACCAGTTCTCGACTTCGCTTTTCAGCGACGGCACGGGTTCGGGCGGTAAGGAGTTCGGCGGCTTCCGCCTGTTCATTCAGGACAACCCGGCTGCGGCTGGCACGGTTGGCGGTATCAACCAGGTCGCCAACCCGTTCTGGCGCAATCAGGTTTCGGCGTCGGCGGTGTTCAACAGCACGAACGCCCTGAACCGCATGAACACGCTGTACCTTCAGTGCATCCGTGGCGGCGAGGCTCCTGACCTTATCGTGGCCGATGCTGAAATGTTCGGTCAGTACGAGGCGACGCAGCAGCAGTTGCAGCGCTTCACCAGCGAAAAGATGGCGGCGGCTGGCTTCCTGTCCTACCGCTACAAGGGCGCTGACGTTGTGTATGACGACAACTGCCCGACCCGTCGCATGTACTTCATCACCACCTCGTCCTTCGCCTTCCGCTATGCGAAAGATCGCTGGTTCGACGTTGGCGAGTCGCGCACCGTGACCAACGCTGACTACGACGTGACGCCGGTTTGGGTCGCGGGCAACCTGACCTGTAACAACCGCGCCCTCAACGGCGTGATCATCTCGTCGGGCATCGCCTAACGGCCTTGGGAGTGGAGGGCTTCGGCCCTCCCTCCCTTTTTGGAGTGCATATGGAATTGCATTGGATCACCGAAGCGGCCCAGCGGTCGCAGAGCATGGATGACCAGATTTACGATGCTGTCATTTCCCGCCCGCAGCCTTACAGCGTGGCGATTTATGACGGCGCAGAATTCGACGCGGACGCGACGGCCCGAGATGGTCGCCAGCGGTTCCGCTGCGTCCCCATGATTGCGGTTCGCATCCTTGGGGAAACTGATTTCACCTCGTAGCCCTTGACCGAAGACCACAAGCGCCGATTCCCGCGCGCATGGGGCATCTATCAGGCGAAGCGCGAGGCGTGGCAAAACCTGTTGCCCGTGACGCTCCTGCCGGGGCTGACCGAGGCCGACCGGCTGGAACTTGAGGCGCTGGGCCTGACTGACGTTGACTCGCTCGCCAAGTCCGAGCCGCTTCCGGAAAACCTCGACGCCTTCCGCGTCATGGCGAAGCGCATTCGCAAGCCTCACGTTCGGCTGACGCCTGACGGCGCGCTAGAGGCTGTGTGAGAACCGAATACATCGTGATTGACCGCTACACAGCGGTCACAAGGACTATTGATGGCGACGACGCTGAAAGCGATTCTGGACGCTGTGCTGGGGGAGTCGGGCTTTCTGATTCCGCCGAGCTACAGCAGCAGCCTGAATCCCGACGACCTTCAGATGATCGCGCTGGCAAACGCGGCAAGCGACACCCTGCGGGAGCTTGACCTCTAGACGATCCGCCGCACCGGAACGATTACGCTCACGACGGACACGGATTACGCCCTGCCGACCGATTGGCTGGGATACATCCCCGACACGATGCGCGTGGTTGGACGCCTGGAAACCGTCTGTCTGCCCACGCATCCCGCCGAGTGGGCAACGTGGAAGTCTAGCGGCACGCTCCCCGGCGACACGACGTACTGCCGCATCCTTGGCGACCGGCTGGAAGTGCTGAATCCGGTAGACGGCGAAGAACTGCGCTTTGAGTACGTCAGTTCCGCCCCGTGGACGGCTGGCGACGGCGTGACGCCCAAAGAGGTTGCGACGCTGGACACCGATTTGTTCCAGCCTGACCGACGCCTTCTGATTCTGGCGACCAAGTGGCGTTGGAAGAAAGAAAAGGGGCTCCCCGACTGGCAGATCGACGCACAGGAGTTCCAGAGCTACGCAAACGGCTTGCGCGGGCGTGACGCGGGCGCGCGCACCATCACGTTTGCGATGGGTGACTGGCAGCCGCCCGCCCCGTACACGAACCTTTGGGTTAGCTAATGTCGGCAATCGCCATTCCCGCGCCCACGGGCGGCTGGAACGCCTCCGACGCGCTCGACAGGATGCCAGCGCAGGACGCTGTGCGGCTGGTGAACTGGATTCCCCGCCCCGGCTACGTCCAGACGCGCCGAGGCTATCAGTTGCACGCCGAAGGGCTTGGCGGGCCTGTGGAAACGCTGGTGGCGTTCCGTGGGCCGTCGTCTCAGCGGATGATCGCTGCGGCTAACGGCAACCTGTGGAACGTCAGCACGGGCACCCCGTCGTCCCTTGGCTCGGGCTTTGCCAACAACCGCTGGCAATGGACGAACCATACGGGGCGGCTGATTCTCGTCAACGGGGCCAGCACGCCCTAGGTGTATGACGGCACCAGCCTCACGGCGCTGTCTGCCACTGGCCCGACGCTGACGACGCTTTGGGGCGCGAACACCTTTAAGGGCCGCGCCTTCTATTGGGCCGAGAACGCGCAGTCGTTTTGGTATGCGGCGGCTGGTTCGTATCAGGGCACGTTGACGCAGTTCAACCTAGACCGCTAGCTCTCCACGGGCGGCTCGCTGGTTCAGATGTTGAATTGGACGAACGACGGCGGCGACGGCGTAGACGACTACGCGGTGTTCGTGTTCTCCACTGGCGAAGTCCTCGTTTATCAGGGCGACGACCCCGGCAACGCTGCGGCGTGGTCGCTGATTGGCCGCTTTCAGATTGGCGAGCCGCTGAGCATCCGCGCACATGCCAAGGTTGGCGGCACTGAGATTATCGGCACGACGGACGGTTACGTAGACCTTGCCGTTGCCCTCCGCGACGGGCGTTACTCCGAGCAGTCGGCGTATTCATCGAAGATCATCCGCGCGGCGAAGGATGCGGCGAGGGATTACGCGATGCTGTGGGGCTGGGAAATGATTCTCTATCCCGCAGGGCAGCAGTTCATCGTCAACGTCCCGACCGCCACTGACGCATCCATCCAGCATGTGCGCGAAACGTCTAGCGGCGGCTGGTGCGAGTTCAACGGCATCAACGCGCGGACTTGGTGTGTGTTTGACGAGAAGCTGTATTTCGGTGATCCGCAAGGGCGCGTCATGCTCGCTGACTTTGAAGACAGCGACAACGGCGCAAACATCCTTTCGATTGCCATTCCGGCCTTCAATGCGCTTGGCTCGCGTGCGACCCGTAAGCAGTTGACCGCATCGAACATCGTCACTGACTACCAGTTCCCGCAGGGCTGGGCCGTTGACGGACTCGCGGACTTCAATACCACGTTCCGCTCGACCCTGACTGAGGGCCTCGCCCTTGGCTCTGGATCGTGGGACGTTGCAACGTGGGACGTTGCAGACTGGACGGTTGACGGCGGCTCTCTGCCGACCGTTCAAGCCTGGCGAAACACGGCAGCGATTGGCTACACGGTGACGGTTGGCGTTCGCGTCAGCCAACGCGCACAAAACATCCGTTGGTATTCGACCAACCTACAGTTTAGGCAAGCGGGGACTATCTAATGGCTTGGAGCGGCGGAAGTTTCACCCGCACGAATGGCACGTACAGCGGCGCGGCGGTTTGGGGTTCGGATGCGGCGGCAGCGATCAAGATTCGCGCCGACCGGCACGACACTCACGACTAGGACTTGGCGCAGGGCATCAACGCGTGCCTAAACAAGAACGGCCAGAACTCGCCCACGGCTAATATTTCGTGGGGCGGGTTCAAGATCACCAGTCTTGCTGCGGCAGACAGCCCCGGCGATGCTGTGCGCTGGGAATAGATCGTACCCGTCACGGGCGGTACGTTCACGGGCCGCATTGCCGACTCGACCGGCGATGTGCGAGACATTCCGCTCAACACGCAGAACGCGACGTATCAGTTCGCCC